AGCACCAAAGGTAGTAATAGGTGTCAAGGCAGCACGAGTACCAATAACAGCACGAACTCCACCTGTAGTTTCATTGATATAATCAATGGCATTTTTCAGAGCTAGAGCGGTAATATCACCACCAATGTCCGTAAAGTTAGTAGCGTTATTACCAGCAGTCCACAGGGTTGAAAGAGCTGTGAAGACTTTACCGAAGTAAAAGTCACGAAGTTTGGAGAGCATCTCGTTACGAATTGAACCAACAGTACCAAGTTCACCTGAATCTAATTCCCAAGCATTAGCACCAACGCTAACAACAGCACCGTCTAGAACATAGTTCATACGTTCTGACACAGTGATTTCATCTTTCAGATGAATAGCACCGGGAACAAGCGTGCGAACTTTAATACCCTTTCTCATTTTCTTAACAAGCTGGTCTCCGGGTTGAAGTGCTCTGGTATTCAAGAACATACCAATAAAATCAACCCCAATATGACCGGGATTAGCATACTCCACAATCATCTGAGCAAGTGCGTCTCTCTTCCCTGAGTCCTTTATTACGGAAGCGACAGCATCCTTTAATTTTTCATCCATTTTATTAAATTCCTCCTAAAAATTATTCTACCCGGATTGTTAAATCACCGTCAGCAGAATCGTACCGTTCAGTATATCCAATCATACCAACTGCATTAGCAGAACAGTATGTAGGTTTACCCTTGTTATTCCCATCGTAAGCAATTTTAACGCCAGCACCGGGTTTAATAATGTCCGCACTAGAAACATATCCACCAAGCGGAATGGTGAATGTGCCCTCTGTATAAACCAGTGAAGGAGTACCAGAAGGAATAGTCTGACCTTCGGTGTAACCCGGATAGGTCAAATAAATTGTGGAGCCTTCAATTGGGGTATTAGCGTCCTCACTCCACCCACCTCTTCGAGCACCTTGGTCAAGTGTCGGTTGAGGAATATACATAGGTGTAGAACTATTACTAACAGCCCAAGTCAAACAAAACTTGCAACGAGTTGCGTCATCAGCAGAGGCAGGAAGTTTTACACCAACTACGTCTTCCCTACTACCAAAATCGTAGGAAAAAGAATGTTCACAAAGTAGAACAAATCTTCCTTCAACGATATCTTCTGTAGGAATAACGCCTAAAACGTCTTCAAATCTATTAATTTCCATAGTATTTTATAATCTCCAATATTTATTTCCCCTGAGTTCGCAGGGCTTCGCCAAGGAATTTAGGGGTAAAGTCAGGTGTGGTTGTCGTGTTAGTAATAGGAGGAATTTTAGTTTTGTCCTCTTTATTTTCTAGAGTTTCAGGAACAGTAAATACTTTTAAATCCTGTAACATGAATTCAAGAGTACTTTCATCTAAAGACAATAACTTTTCCTTATTCTCTTCAAAATATTTGTCATCTTTTACAATCTTAGCGGAAGTAAATTTCTGTTTAATAGTTCCTAACTTTTTACGTTCTGATTCTACTTTTTCTACTTCAGCTTTAAAATTCTTTAACCCGACAAGTTCAGTATCTTTTTCAATACTTTGTTTCTTTATTTCGTCTAGTTGGGATTTAAATTCATCCCGTTCTTTTTGTGCTTTTTCCAATTCCTTCTCAACTTCGTCAGCCATTTCCTCTTTCCTTTCGTCAGAAGCGAATGCTTCTATTGATGTTCTGCCACGATATGCGGGTAATCCCACAATAGTTGCAGCAGTTAAAAACACATTTTTAAGTGTGGTAATACCATCTGTTTCTTCAGATGCTTCTGTATCATATGTTAATTCCCAAGAAAGATTGACGTTCTTTCCAGATTTTAGTTCTTCTTTAATTTGTTCAACATCCTTGGGTCTTTCTTTACTCCACAATGTAGCAATTCCCTTAACCTTATCTTCCACCTGTTTTAGATGCGTTATAACTCCCATAGGGAAAGATTCATTATGTCCCTTTTCAATCTTATTAAATGCCTTTTTAATAGGCATATATATACCACTATTAATAAGATTAGGAAACTCTTCTTGTGGAATTCGCTGCTTATTTCCGTTTGGTTTATCATCAGTAAGTGTAAACTTAATATAATTTACACTTGGGTTCAAAGATAGTGATGCAGTTGCATCTCCACCAGTTTCTGGACCCTCTAATGATTGTACCATATCTTCTAAATTTGCAGTAAATGTAGCCTTATTTTCCATTATTTGTTACCTTCTTTTGTGTAGTAGTTGTTTTCTTTACTGTAGGTGCTTGTCCGGGACCAGTTGGCGGTCTACTGTTGGGACTTTCACCAAAAGCCGGAACATCAAATACTTCTACTTTATCTTGTTCTAATGCTCTTTTCTCAACTTCATCATTAAAGTTGTAACCAAGAACCTTTGCCATAGAGTCTCTACTTAATCCACCACTATCAAATAATTTAGCTAATGCCGTAATATAAGACTCAAATTTGTGGAAGTTAATAGGTTCAAATTCCACTTCTGGAGTATTAGCAAATTTATTTCTTTTAGAAACTTGATAAACAATTTCTTTAATAACTGTTAATATCTTTTCCCTAAAGTTTTCCATTGTTTTAATAGGGGATAAGGAAGCAAATTCTTGGTCTCCTGCACTACTTTTTTCTGTTTCTCCTGTGATTAATATTCTTGGAAATCCCAGAGCAAATAAAATTTCTTGGTTTATTTCCTGATATTTAGAATCGTTAATTAGGACATCAACGTCAGGAAATATCCACTTTAATTGTACCACATGTGACGTAAACAGCTGAAATATGTTCTCAATATCGTTATTTCCACGATTTCTCCATAGTAATTGTTCCTTTAAACCATCCATAAATTTCTTATCTTCTTCACTTTCAGTCATTGGATAGTCATCACTACCAACAGAAATTTGTAAAATAGCACTTAGAACTTTATTTGCAATAGAATAATCTGTTCGTCTAAGATTTCTTTTATGCTCTAAAATATCCACAGCAGCAGAAAGATATGGTGTAGGATATGGAGATTCTGTAGTAATTCTTCGTCTTATAATAAAATCATTTTCGAGTAATATTTTATTCTGTCCTTCTTTTATTTTACTTACAAAAGTTGGTGAATAAGATTCAAATTCTTTATATAATGCTTGGTCTTCACTACCATCTGGATATATACCATTATTCCTAATAAAGTGTAACATTTCATCAGGAATAGTAACAAAATATGATGGTTGATCTGGAAGAACTGACGATTTTATTTCTATGGTAGCTGGGTCTCTAACCCACATAGTTTCAGGCATTTGTAAAGAGTCATATTTCTTTATTCCTAAAGATTTAACTTCGTCTTTTTCCATTGTTCCATATTCAATTTCAGGAACAACTAATCCAGATATAAGAAATTCTAATGCCATATCTTCTGCAAAGACTATAAGTTTATCACTTAATCCTTCAAACACTCTGAATTCATTATCAGATAGTCCGTTTTTATGAAACACTAAATTATTAATACCAATATCAATTAATTTATTGATAGTAGTTGCTGTAAGCGGGTCACGTTTATAATAAAATCTACACCGCTTTATCATTTCTATAAAGTCTGGTTGTGGACCCTTAGTATCTTTATCTTTCTTCCAAGTATATCTCCAAGGATTTTTGGAAATATCATTTTGGTCTAAAGATACTATAGCAGCAGTTGCATTTTGTAACCTTGGTTTATCAGTCATTTTATTTACCACCAGCTAGCCCTCATTAGTCGTTTCTTCTCAGTAGCAAAAAGAGAATAATCATTGACCATATAGTAACTAGTCATAGCACAAAGTAGGGCGGCAGTAAAGTGATCATCACCTCTTTTTCCACCTCTTTGTGTAAGAGTTTTGTATGTGATTTCTCCAGTAGGAGACTTGGAGTAGGTCATTCTTTCCAACTCCGTAATCATTTCTGTATCAGTATAGGAATAAATAATCTTTCTGCTGTTAGTATATTCCTGTAAAATAGACACAGAAAATGGTTTAGTTTTTTGTTTTATTTCTTTTCCTTCAGAATCTATTCCCATAGAAACCCAAGATGAGAAGTCTATAGGAACTACTTTCTTTTTATAATCTTTATGAAGATAATCTCTATGCTCCAAAAGATTTTGCACCACAGAGATACCAGCACTACCCTTATCAATTCCTATAATATATGGTTGATATTTAGTATCCAATAGGTCTATAAGTTTTTCTTGTAGTGGATAAGAAACCTTAGTAAGTTTTATCTTTGCATGAAACTTAATATATCCATTAGGTTCTTCATACATTATCCAGATAGCAGTAGGTTCAGTATATCCTAGGTCAACCCCCACAATACAACCTTTATTCTTTTCTGGAATAGGAGGAAGAATTGCTATATTCCCTATAACATTTACTAGGTTGTCTCCTTCCCTAACACCATCAAATTCAAACTTATATACGGGATAAGACTGAATATCAAAGGCATTTCTGTCAAATAGAGAGAAAACAGGTTTCCCATGCTGTCCCAGAACCAAGTGTATGTAATCATCAGAACCTTCTCCATTATATTGTTCTATGGCTTTTTGTTTATCTTCATTAGTAAATCTAGGATTTTGAGAGGCAGAAATTCTATGTTTAGTATAGCTGGTATTTTCTTGGTCTGTATGCCATAGAACATTCTTTTCACGCAATCCTGTTGGAACTCCAGAAGTTGACATTTTAAATCCGGATTGCCAAGTATTTAAAATAGGTTGCATTTCCACCCATGTTCCCCAAGGATAATAACCAGATTCATCTACCCATACATAGGGAGTATGCAAACCAATAACGTTTGCCCCTGTACCACTCATACCAGCAATACGACACATTAATTTTGATTGATTTTTTAATGATATAGAAAACTCTGAGCCGTTAATTCCACCATTTCTTTCAATGTAATGTTGTAATAAAGAATTAGACCTGAATATTCTGGTAAGATTTGCAAACACAGGTTCTAGGTGAACCTTACTAGGAACAGAATAAACTATATAATTTTCTGGAAAAATA